AAGCAGCGACAGGAATGGATTAAGCAGAATGCCGATGCCTTCAAGTCGCTGGGTGTGCAGGTCAACACCGTGGCGGATGCAGAGAACGTGCTAGTCAAGAACACCGACAAGGTGGTGGAGGCCATGTCTATCCGCGCCGAGGCTGCTGCGCATGCTGCCGTCGCCCAGTCGTTGATGCAGGAGGCTATCGCCCTGGAGCAGCAGGCTGCTGAACGAGCGGCCAATCCGTCGTTCTGGGACAAGGCCGCGTCTGGCAACTACCAGGAGGCCCAGGAACGTGGCCAGCGGCATGCGCTTGACATGCAGAAGCAGGCACTTGTAATCCGCCAGAAGGTCAACGACGAGATGCTCAAGAGCGTTAATCTGTCACGCAGGGCTGCCCAAATCACAGGCGGGCTGACATCCGGCACGACAACCACGACAACAACACCGAGAGCGACACGTTCCACGCCCACAAGTGCAGGCACGCCCGACAGGCAGGTCATTGAGGGCACGAAGGAGTGGTACGACTTGCAGATTGACAAGCAGACAAAGCTGGCGGAGCAGACGGCCACGACAACGGCCGAGTTTAACAAGATGATGGAGGCGGTCGCAGAACTGACCAGGCAGCGCGACTTCCTCTTCGGCGACTGGCGCAACAAGCTCGACCTGTCGGAACTTGCCCCTGTGCTCAACACCAAGCTCAAGGACCTCAAGATCAAGCCCATGGTCATCCCGGTCACGTTCAAAGACCCTGTGGAGGCCGCCAAGGAGGAATCGCAGCAACTGCTCGATAAGACGGAAGGGCTGCGCACGGCGGCACAGGCTGCTGCGGGATCCTTCCGCGAGATGGGCAACGCCATCGGAGGGCAAGCGGGCAAGGTGGTCAACGTGGCGGGCCTCATGGCGCAGGCCATCGCCACGATGATACAAGGCTACGCCACAGCGACAGCGCAGGCGGCAAGCCTCGGTCCGTGGGCGTGGGCGGCATTTGGCCTCACAGGCCTCGGCCAGCTCATGGCGATGATTGCGGCGATCAGATCTGCGGCAGGCTTCGCGCAGGGTGGCATCGTGGGAGGTACAAGCTACAGCGGCGACAAGCAGTACATCCGTGTCAACAGCGGCGAGATGATTCTCAATGGCAAGCAACAGGCGCGGCTGTTCTCAATGATTAACAGCGGCGGCGGTGGCGGTGAGGTGACCTTCCGCATCGCGGGGCAGCAGCTGGTTGGAGTGCTTAATAACTACAACGGAAAAATGAGCAAGGTGAGATGATATATCAAGGCATTTTTGAGGACATCAACGGCGGCAAGCATCTGCTGCGCATCGGCACATCGGGCGATGTGGTCTCCCTCAAGTTTGGCGGCTCGCCCTTTGCCACCACGATGGACGAGAGCGACGGCAGCATCTACATGCCCGTCAAGTGCCAGGCAGGCACCATCGGGCTGGTGGCGGTTGACACCGACTACATGTTCGGCCTCTACACAGGTGACGCGCACGGCATGCCCGTCACGCTCTACCGTGGCGAGGTGGTCAACCCTGCTACCATCGAGTGGGTAGGCTATGTGTCGCCGTCGCTCTATGACATCGGCTACACCAAATACCTTGAGTCGCTTGACGTTGACTGCGTGGATGGGCTGGCAACACTGGCCGAATATAAGTACAAGCCCATCGGCAGCAATGCTGGCATCGTGTCGCTGCTTGACCTGGTGCGCCACTGCATCGCCAAGTGCGGGTGCTACGCCATGATGGTGCTGTCCACAAACACTCGGTTGTCGGAATCTGACAACCGTGACCTGTGGCAGTCATGCCGCATCAGTGAGCGCAACTTTTTGAGCCAGGATACCACCGCCACCGATGGCGAGGATGATAAGACCTACAAGGAGGTGCTTGAGGCGGTGTGCCAATGGATGGGCGTGACCGCCATCGCCCATGGCGACACGGTGTACTTTGTCGACTACGATGCCCTGCCCAACAATGCCGCCAACACCAGCATCGTGGTGGACGTTGCGACAGGCACGGTGACCACCGGCACGATGGCGGTCATACCCTATGCCATCAACGCCGACAGTTATGCCGATGCGGGCAGCCAGTTGAGCCTAGGCAACGTGTACACCAAGGTGACTGTGGCGTGCGAACTGAACGAGTATGACAACGTGCTAGGCGACCTCTTTGACGGTGTCGAGAATATCACCGCCGACGATACCGACCTCAAGAGCGGCACACTGCCCACTTCGCTGCTGCCTCGGGGCGGTGGTTATCTCCAGCCAGGTACCGGCGACAACATGCTCTATGCTTGCTTGCGTACGGAGAGCGTGTGGTCGGCTGTGTGGTTCAAGTACTATAAGTCTCCCTACTGGCAGCAGCACCACTACACCACAGGCAGCGGCAATCCTTCGACATCTGCCTATGACAACTCAGTCAACTACACCAACACTAAGAGCGTCAATGGCGCATTCATGTGCCGGTGCCAGGTGGTCAAGTTGCAGGAGACTGACCCATGGGCGTGGCCAGACTACAGCGTGGACATCCACACGGCTGCCGGCCTCATGGAGGCCAACGACATTCACTCTGTGAGTTTTGATGACTACATCTTCCTCATCAACCACAGCACCAACCACATCACCAATGCCAGCCAGGCCAGCTTCCCATTCTTCGAGACAACAAGCAATCTAGCAAACACCGCGCTGTTCGGTGGAGTCAACTGCCGACTGGTGATCAGCGGCGAGATCTACTGGCATATATGGGATGAGCACATGTTCCCCGCTCCCTCAGACGATGACGGCCTTGACCCCGGGCACGGCTCCGACACCTGCCCGGCGAAGGACGGCTACCTGTTGTGTAAGCTGCAATGGGGTAATCTCTACTGGAACGGCACCAGCTGGCAGAGTGGAGCGACAACGTTCAAGCTGCCGTACATGCTGAAAAACGCACGCTATGACAGTCAGATGCTACACAACTTGAGCATCTGCAACACCGTCTCGTGGATGCTCGGTACAGATGCTAGCGGTTATGTGGTGCGCATGCCGTACAACAGCATTTTGTTCGGCCAGCCGAAGCTGACCATCTACAAGCCAACCGACATGGGCAGCCGGTACAACACCATCTTCATGGCGTTGAAAAACTGGAAGGTTGTGCCTGTGGTCACCAACGAGACATTCGACACGCACATGGACGATGACACCGTCTACACCAACATCATCGACACCCGCAACGCCAATGAGATGGACGAGGTTTCGCTGTCCGTCTGCACCTGGGACAACAAAAAGCCTAACTTCTCGGCGGTAGCCTACCTCGATGCCAGCTACAATGATAGGATGCACTTCGTCGACACCACCTACAACACCGCATTGGCGGCTGCCGAGGTGGGCAGCATCAGGCACGATGGCACGGTCAGCGACGGCCACATGCGACAGGAAGAGCATCTGGTCTACCGCCTAACCAACCAGTACAGCGAGCCAGCCAAGGTGCTCAATGTAACACTGCACGACAGCATCGCACCCATGCAGATGGTCAGCGAGGGCAACCTTGACACATCGTTTATCGTCGACAAGATGGATGTGGACTACCGCAATCAGAGGTATAAATACAAACTAATCGAGAAGAAATGATAACCATCGGGAAATATCACAAGCGCAAGGAGCGGGCGGTGGTCAACAACTACAACATCGCCGAGATTGAGCAGGCGATCACGGAGACGGCACAGTACACCGCCCAAAAGGCGGCAGCGCAGACGGTTGAGACGGTGACGATGACCGCCACCGTCAACGCCAACGGCGAGTTGGTGATGACCAGCGAGGTGGAAACGATGGCGACACCTGCCGAGTGATGTCAGACAACGAAAGCCTTATAGATATATGACACGCATTAATTACCAGTCAGATTTCACGTTGTTGGTCACGCTGACCAACCACGAGGGCGGCACGATGTCGCCGCCATCCGACCACGCATGGTCGGTGCACATCAGCGACGATGCCGGCACTTGCTGGCGGTGTGGCTACGATGGCAGCAGCTATGAGGATTGCGCCGTCGATGGCGACACGATCGTGTGCTACGTCAACAACCCCGGCTATGTCCCTGGGCCGCTGTCAGTGGCCTTCGTCAACGACATCCCCAACGGCAGCTTTGCCGACGATGTCGAGACGCAGGTCACACCAGCCACCACCAGCATCATGCTTGTCGACGGCCCCACCGAGGGCGGAACTGAGGCGAGCATCGACATGATGCTGCAAGTGATAGCACCGAGAGTGATAGCTGCTACTGTGACGGTCGCTGGAGACCTAAGTTTAACATTTAACACTTGATAGATATGGCAACAGTTATAAACGCAGGGCGTGTGGCCATGGTGCCCAAGGGCGAGTGGTCAGCCACGACCGCATACACAAGGCTGGACGTGGTGCTCTACCAGGGCAGCGCATGGGTGTGCATCAAGGACGGCACCGGGCAAGAACCGGCATCGGGCAGCACCTACTGGCAGCTGCTGGCGGCAGGCATCACAGCGAGCGACTACTACACCAAGTCGGATGTGGACGGCATAGTTACTGATGCCGAGGCGTGGATGCGTGAGCAGCTGGCTGGCAAGCAGGACACTCTCGTCAGCGGCACGAACATCAAGACCATCAACGGCACATCGGTGCTTGGGAGCGGAAATGTGACTGTTCCTGCTGGCGAGGACGGGAAAAGTGCTTATCAGTCCTATTTGGACACCACTACTGATGTGCCGCCAAAGACCGAGGCGGAATGGGTGGCATCCCTAAAAGGCGAGGATGGCGCACCCGGTGCGCCCGGTGCTGACGGCGTAGACCTTGGCGAGGTTGCTCTTGTACAGTCCAACGGGATGAACGCGGACAAGGTCATGTCGCAAAAGGCGGTGACCGAGAACTATATTGAGTTGAGCGACTACTATTACCAAGTCATCCGCAAGGCATATAGCACCGTCAATTATACGGCTGGGACTCTCAACAATTCGGGCGAGGTGGCCAGTGGCCCGGCATATGTGACCAATTTCTTGCCAGTAGTAGGCGGCGAGGCAATCCACCTCAACAAAACTACAACGGAAAAGGTCGCTTATTATGACGCTCAAAGCGCATTCATCAGCATCGTGACCGTTGGCTCGGGGATGAGCAGCTATGTAGTTCCAGCCAATGCGGCTTATGCTCGTTTCCAAGTAGCATATAGTGGTGGAGCGACCCCTCTGCTGGGCATAAGGGAAAAGACATTCGCCAATAAGTCGTTCTACGACCTCATTGCCAGCCCAATCAAAACAACAATATCTATAGGCTTCACGGGTGATAGCAACACGGTAGGCTACGGATTGGCAAGCGGCGAAAAATCATGGGCGAATCTTTTGGGCGATGCCATAGTGGCTAACTTTGCGACCAAAAGATATGGTTTCAACTCGCCGTGGGTTGAGTCAATGGGATTCTCTCCATATTCGGGTACTGCCAATTTCAAGACTGGCTCGCAGATGTCCATCTACACAGATGCGGAGACAATCACACTAGCTATCCCCGAGAAATATTCAGCCGCATGGAAATGGCAGATAGACGGCGTGGATAGCGGCACGACATCCTCTAATAGTTTGACAACTGACGGCGCACTGCACAAAATAACGGTCGTGTTCACGGCTGGGCAGTCCGTTAATCCTTGTTTCGTTATAAACAAGACAATCACATACACAAATGATGCGCAGACGGGTGTCGGGATAGGTAATATGCCATTCAATACTGGATATGATTGGTACTTCGTGATGATTGGAACGAACAACCGAGGCAGTACGACCGCCAACTACCTCCCACAACTGCAATTAAAGTTCGCCCAGCAATATTTTGGCAAAGGCACTTATGTAGTACCTTTCCCGAACCACAAGTCTGATAGCTCGTACATCTATTCGCAGATGCTCATCTATTCGCAGTTTGCAGAGCTTTTCAAGGAGGCTGGCTGGGATGTCATCAATCTAGCCGCCATCAATGCGGATGCGTTCTATACCAACGACAACTATCAAAGCGACAAGATTCACTACAACGCAACTGGGCATCGCATCATCGCCAACATGGTGTCAGGTACGCTTGGTTTCCCATTGTATTTGCAAGGATAAAGTTATATGACTGAACACGGTGGAAACATAGCAATCAACGGCGGCTTTGCTGCGGTGTTTTCGGGCATCTTTGTCCAAGCCCTTGAGCCTTTGGTCAACTGGCTGCTGGTGATGACGTTCATCATCATCGCCGATTTGGCGAGTGGCATCCGCAAGCACTACCTTTTGCAAGACGAGCCTATACGCTTTTCAAAAGGTGTGCGCGACACGATGGGCAAGTTTGTCACCTACTACAGCTTTGTGGTGGCTTTCGTCATGCTTGAGATAGCCAGCGGACACGCTTTCAATATTGACCGATGGGCATGCTTGTCGGTGTGCGCCATTGAGAGTTTCTCAATAGCCAACAATCTTCTAAAGCCGCACGGCTTGCAGTTAAGTCTGCAAGGGCTTATGCGTGTGCTGGGCAAAAAGGTGGACGTTGACGCGGACGAAATTGTGAAGAAAGACAGTGAGCAATGAAATACTTTACTATCAGCGAGCTTACAAAGAGTGCGACCGCAAAGCGGCTAGGCATCGACAACACAGCGGGCGCAAGCATTCGCGCCAACCTCACCGCCCTCGTCGAGAACGTGCTAGACCCGTTGAGGGCGAAGTGGGGAATGCCGATTATCGTGACCAGCGGGTATCGGTGCCCGAAACTTAATGCTGCCGTTGGTGGTGCGGTGAACAGCCAGCACACGAAAGGTATGGCTGCTGACATCAGGACGGTGAGCGACAGCAGGGCCGACAACATGAGATTGCTTCGCTGCTTGCTGAACAGCGGCATCGTATTTGATCAAGTTATATGCGAATACCCAGATGCCCAGGGTAGACCCGACTGGATTCATGTCAGTTTTAAGCGGCTGGGTGGCAACCGCAAGAACCGACTGACTGCCGTGCGGAAGAACGGCAGGACTGTCTATGTAAGTGGGATAGTCGTATGAGGCAAGACATCAAGAATGTGCTGCGTGTGCTGTTTGCCATCGTGCTGGGCATGGTGGTGTGCTGGCTGATAGGCGGGTGCTCGCCGAGGGTCGTGACCAAGGAAGTGCCAGTCACCGTCCATGATTCGGTGCGTGTCGTGTCGGTTGAGCAGCGAGTGGACACAATTTGGCAGTTCAGTGCAGAGCGCATTATGGACACACTTTGGCTGGACACAAGCACAGTAGCAAGCCTGGGCATGCCGACCATTCGCCACGACCGATTGACCGAGCGCACGACCGACAAGGGCAAGGTGCGTGTGGTTAGCAGCACTGACACCATCTACATCGAGCGAGAGGTGCCAGTGCCAGTCAAGGAGACGGTGGTGCAGGAGGTGAATAGGCTGCGGTGGTGGCAGGAGGCGCTGTGCTGGGCAGGGGGCATAGGCATAGCGGTCACTGCGTTGCTGGTGGCCGCAAGAATTAAGCGCAGTAGATAAAATTCTTTTTCTTAACGTTGTTTAACAAAAACACACCGAAAAGGGTCAAAAAAGCCCGTCAAGTCGCTCAAATTGCGCGTCCACATCTTTGGCCAGAATCTTGGCATATATCTGCGTCGTCTTGATGTTGGTGTGCCCTAACATCTTGCTGACTATCTCGATGGGCGTGCCGTGGCTCAGTGCCCATGTGGCGAATGTGTGCCGCCCTACATGGCTGGTGACGTGCTTGGTGATTTCCGCAGCCTTGGCGATGCGCTGGAGGTGGCGGTGGTAGTAGGTATACGACACCATCTTGGGCAACGTGCCGCCATACTTGGCAAGGATGGCGGCTGCTGGCTTCAGCAACATGGTGCGGTACTGCACGCGTGTTTTTTGCCGAGACCTTGTTATATATATATGTCCGCCCTCGGTGGTGATCATGTCGCTGGTGAGTGTGGCACAATCAACCCACGCCATGCCCGTGTAACACTGCCACAAAAACAGGTCGCGCGCTGGAACAAGATCTGCGGGCAGCTCCGCAGCCGCAATCGCCGCAACCTCGTCATCGGTCAGCCTCGCCCGCTCGCGCACATGCTGCCGCGGGTAGCCCACATGTGCCGACGGGTCGCTGGCTATCACACCCGCATCCAG